TGTCCTTCACCATCTGCTATTATCTTCAAGGAGCTGATCTCTTTGCCTAGTGGGTCTGATCCCCCTTTATAGAAGAATGATGCGATTGGCGTCCCAATGAGGCCTCCTATGCTTGGAGGAAGGCACAATGCACCTATTACATCTAATGCAGTAAATTTGGGTGGGTGTGGTCCAAGGATTGAGTACCCATGGCCTACCGATAGGAGGTATCGAGCCGTGTGGTACCATCCGATAACCACACTTCTCAACGGGCAAGCATTGCTTTCTGCGGCAGCGACAGAGTCCGCCATAATTGCAGCTGCATTACTTGCAATGGACGGGAAATCCATAGAAGTCACAGGAAATAATCTGCTATGCTTCTTTAAGCTTGTGGGATGTTCCACCCCGGCTACGAAGACATCTTTGGAGTAGGTGAGCACACTTGTGGATTCAACGTTCTCGTCCCCTTTGACCTCTTGCCCTACCCGAGTGCAATGATCAGTGAGGGAGTCATTTACTTTGTCACGGACATTAGTCAGAGTCTCTCCTCGAGTTTTTGTTTTGGACTTAGCCACCTCAAGTCGTATCACCTGGTTATCCGCCTGTCCAATTAGCTCGTAACTAAGGATCAACCCGGATGCAATGTGTCCTCTCATGGCATTCTCAATCATGGAATAAGTGCAAATAGTCCACAGTTTCTGGCAGATCCCCTCAAAGCCGCCTAGGTGATTTCTCCAACTTAAGTCTGAGATGGGAGGTACGTCCATTTCGATCCCAGTCGGGCGAAGGTTTGGAACCCTCACAATTATCTGACAAAGACTAAAGAACCAGTGGCATATATCGTATAAGCCTGACATCCCGAACATTTTGTTGATGTCTCTCCCGACCATATGAACAACAAGCTCCCTCCACTTGAGATTCCATCGGGTGAGGTCGATTTCAATGAACATACTCCAAGTATGCTTGAATGCAGTTGGGTCTGTCAACTTTAGAAGTCGCTCCTGAACTTGAGTTTTGGACTTGGT